CTCCAGGACCCGCCAGCGCCGGCACGCCTGCCTGATGGCCTGTTCCACGTCCACGATGGGGACTTGGCCGGCGCCCGGCTCCCACAGCTCCACCAGGTCGACGTGGGGGCGCTGGTCGACGGTGGCCACGGTCAGGACCGTGGTGTCGCCGTTGAACGAGCCGTCGAACGCTAGGACGACCTCGGCCCCATCGGGGATGCTCCTGGTCGCGTCCGCGCACCCGGCCCAGGCGCCCGAGGGCAGCCAGGCTTCCTCGAGCTGGTCGGTCAACTGGCACAGCCTGGCACGGCGGAACGATGCTTCGCGCATCTTCGGGGGCAGGCAGGCAGTGAGGCCATCCACGGCGAGGAAGTCGCCCAGGGCGGGGTTGGCCAGCTCCCAGCAGTGGGCGCAGTCGACCGGGTGGCCCTCGAACCCGGCCGCTGAGTGCTCTCGCCACACGACCATAGGGTCCTCGGGGTGGTCGAGCGCGTAGGTTCTGAGGCGGCCTAGGACCGTGTTCTCCAGCTCGGGGCCGGGTGTCCCGATGGCCAGGACCACACTGGACTGCTGTTTGCCGGTGGCCAGGGCCACGACCTCGTAGACCTCCTGGTCGACGCGGCCGGCTTCGTCGACCAGGGCGAGGGTGTAGTCCAGGCCCTCCAGCCGCTTCGGGACGGCGGGGAGGACATGGAACGCTGATCCCCTGGCCGGCACGGTCATGTGGTCGTGGTAGAGCTGGACCCGCGCCTCCAGCTCGGGGTGGAGCTCCACCATGCGGACGGCGATCCGGAACGTCAGACCCGCCTGGCGTTCGTCGGTGGCCACCACGACAACCTGGGCGCCCTCCGGCCCGGCTAGCAGCTCGTACAGCGACAGCACCGCGGTAAGGCTGGTCTTGCCCTGCTCTCGGGGGAGCATCCAGCCGGCCAGCCTCGGCCGCGGCCGGGTATCCCAGGTGGAGGCGATCAGGGACCGCTGCCAGGGCCGAACACGCAACGGCCGGCGCACACCATGGCCACGCGGCACCCGTACGTAGTCGGCGGCGAACCGTGCAACGGCCAGCTCGCGCCGTCTGGAGCCGCGCAGGGGCAGCGGGGAGCCATCGACGGCAGTTTTGGGGCCCGCGTTCACGGGCCAATCCTGGCGCCATGAGAGGGATGAACCCGGCAACTGCCGCCATCCGAGTCGCCATCGAGTTCCTGACGCTGTGGCTGGAGGACGACCGTCAGCGCGCCGCCGCCCACATAAAGATGGCGCTGGAAGACCCGGATGGGCCAGATGCGGCCGCCATCATCGCCGGCCAGGGCTACCTGAGCAGGGTCTTGATCCTGGAACTCGCCAAGGCCCAGGGTGCGGACGACCTGCACGAGCGAGCCGGCGAAATCCTCCGCGAGCTGTCGCGGCAACTCCCCGAGTAGCGGCGTCCTCACGCGGCCACCGGACCCGGATCGTCGCCGTCGCGGTGTGTAATCGGCCGTTCGGCTGGCGACGGGTCGTTAACCTTCGTCCCACTCAGGAACCGGCGGATCAAGTGGGCGGATCGGGCGGCGTTGCATCCTCGGCAACGGACCACGAGCGGGCCATCCACGCGGCCCCCAGCGGCGATCTCCCGTACGTGGTCGGCGGTCAGGTCGGCGCTCGGGTGGGCGGGTCGGCCCTTCCAGCCGGGGCACCAGTCCCCGACCATGGCGCGGTGGTCGGCCACGGCCTCGCGTCGGCGTCGTCGTTCTCGGGCGTCGTTGTGGAGGTCTGGTCGCTTGGCTGCCTTGATGCGGTCTCGGTTGGCCTGGCAGTCACGACACCGTGGTTTGCCTCGCACCTGCCTGTTGCAGTCGAGGCAGGCGCGGAGCAGGGAGCGGGTCATCGTGGCTTGCGCGCCTTGCGCTTGCGGAGTTTGCGCTTGCAGTCCTCGCAGCGGTCGCCCCGGATGAGGCGTTTGCCGCACTGGCCGAGGCAGAACATCGGGGAGTTGATGGTGTCCTTACCCATGGCGTCGTAGGAGGGTGAGGAGTACCGGAGTGGGGCGCCCGACACCCGAGCGGACGCCCACGACCCCGGCCCCGGCGTAGGCGGGCACCCGTACCACGGCGACGTGATCCAGGGCGGCCCTGGTCCTGGTCACACGCTGCCGGTCGGCGCTCCAGCGGCTCCCGCCGGGAACCTCCGCGAAGCCAACGGACAGGCCGAGGGTACGCCATCGCGGGCGAGGGCCAGGACCTCGTTCCCGAGGTGGGTGTCCGACACCCGCCAGGAGCCGTAGGCGGCATCTTGCCGGTCGTCGATCTCCAGGGTCACCCCGATGGGAAGCGTGCCGGCGTCCCGCGGGTGGGTCGCGGTCAGGGGTACCCGGTTTGGGTCGGTGCCCTCCAGGGCGCCACGCTGGAACGTCTCGACGACGAGGCGGCCCCGGTCGACCACCTGGGCCTCTACGCCCCAGGGGAGGAGGGCGCCGACCAGGGTGCGGCCGTCGCCGTCGTCGCGGAGGGCGAGGGTGGTCGTGTGGGTGCGGGTGTGGATCATGCGACGGCTCCCTCGGGCGGTGGCGGCCGCTCGTCGATCCCGGCGACCGGTGGCAGGTCTTCCAGCTCGCGGACCTCGGAGCGGAGTTTCCAGCCGGCCCGGATGGCGCTCTCGTGGGCCTGGTACCTGGTCAGCAGGTCCGTCCTCACCAGGGCGGCGGCGTTGAACTTGACCGTCGTCGTGCTGGAGAGCAGGGCCGAGAGGGCGGTCTCCAGCCGGACCAGCCAAGGGCGCAGCCCGAACGTGAGGAAGTCCAGCGCCCGCTGTTCCACGTTGGCGTAGGTGAGGCTGTTGCCGCTGTCGGCGCCGACCAGCTCGGGCTGGACACCGAAGTAGCGGCAGATGGTCCTGATGTTCGCCTGGGTGGTCTCTAGGAACTGGGCTTCCTCGGGGGCGATCGTGACGGCCTGGAAGCGGGCACCCGAGCCGAGGACGGCGATGCCGCGGCGGCCCTGATGCTTGGCTTCCCAGCGTTGCCGGATCTCCTCGGCCCGGTCCTGCTTCAAGTCCTGGTCGGTGGTGAGCACACCAGCCGGGATGGCGCTGTCGCCGAACAGCTTGGCCGCGTACTTCTCGGCCCCGAGGCCCAGGCCCACGGCCTGGCGGGCGTGCTGGATGGGTGACAGGCCGAGGACCTGGCCGGGGGCGGTGTAGCCGCGGAGGTGCCAGATGGAGGCGGGGTCGACCTCGTGGCCGTCGATCCGCCAGACCAGCCGGCCGTTGGTCTCCACGCTGACGCGCTCAGGGGCCAGCAGCTCCACCTGACTCGGTAGGAGGCCGGCGCCGGCCCGGTCGACGATGAGGCCGTAGGCGTTGCCTCTGAGCAGGACACTCTGGAGGGTGGCGTAGAGGAAGTCGGGCAGGCTGGTTCCGGCCGAGGGTGCCCGGAGGATGGGCGGCAGTGTGGGTAGCGGCTGCTGGTCGCCGTCCCGGTACGCATTCAGAGGCAGGGTCGAGATCGACCCGGCGATGAGGTTCACGCACGCCCACACTGCCGAGTGCTGGAGGGCCGTGGAGGGGTTGACCGGCACCGCCGCATAGGTGGTCGACACCGGAATCGCTCCGATCTGGAACAGGTCCCGGTCGTGACGTTGCTGCCACGGCCACCGCATCAGGTCAGGTCGTGTTCACAAACGACTTGACCGCGTTCGTGTCGATCAAGGCGCCGTCAAGACGGACGATGCAGCGGAAGGCGATCAGGTCGTTCTGGAAGCGGAACTCGTCGGACCGCTCGAACCTGATGCCGTTCACGATCCGCACGAAGTAGCGGTCCATGGCGCCGAAGGCGATCGACTCGGCGGTGTTGGCCATGGCCGGCATGAAGGGATCGACGTAGACCGGGTAGCCCAGGATGGTGCGCCGGTCGGTGAGGCCGTTGACCGGCTGGCCGCTGGTGTCGCGGAGCTTGCGGACGGTCACGTTGGAGGCGTTGCGCATGATGAAGGCGGCGCTGTCGCTCTCCGCGTAGGGCTCGGCCACGCTGCCGATCAGGTTCCACAGCGCATCGGTGCCCTGGTTGGTCGTGCCCTGGGCGCCCAGCGTGGTACCGGTCCCGGTGGGGCCGGTAACCCCGGTGGCGGCGTCCAGCAGCAGCCCCCGCGGCTCGGTGGTCCCGGCGCCGTTGATCAGGTCATCGCCGTAGCCGTTGGCGCCCAGGCCCAGGCTCAGGGCGGCCTGGCGGGCGAGGAAGTCGAGGAGGTTGGTGGGGGTGTCGTTGGCCAGCTCTTGGCTGATCTCGAAGTAGTTCGCGTACTTGAACGCCTTCAAGGTCACGGTC